GAAAAGAGGTGGCATGGCTAAAGGCAAAGGCAAGGGCACTAAGTACATGGCAAAAGGTGGCAAAGCCAAAGGCACTAAGTACATGGCAAAAGGTGGTATGACCAAAGGTAAAGGTACTAAGTACATGGCTAAAGGTGGTATGGCTAAAGGCAAAGGTACAAAGTATATGTCTAAAGGTGGAACCATGAAAAAAAGAGGTGTTGCACGAGGTATGGGAGCAGCTATAAGAGGTGGCGACTATACAATCTAAATAATTTATAAGGATTAAATATTGTGGCGTATTTAATATCAAACATACCCCAGTTTAAATGCTGGGTCAGAAAAGAATTTACAGCAAACCATGTTGACTATCATGGCGAATATTTACATGCTTTAGCTATAGCAGTAAATACTTTGCCAGACAGGTCTTTGTCATTTCAAGTGGTTTTTACTGGGTGTGAAATAGATGACATGGAAGATGCTCCTAATGTCCATGGTGGGGCTATGTGGGCTAGGATGCCTATACAAGCACTCGTGGCTGATATACCACTAGATGAATCTCCTGAACCAATGGAAGACCATCTAGCTCAACCATGGGATTGTTTAAGCCATCACCACTCAGTGGTGGTTATGGATAGAGTAAGTTCTTCTCCTTGGATATGCAAAATAGGTGGAGAGTTTTACACTGGCAAATATATGTTTACAGTAGATTACACTGATAATTCAATAGCTGATGACCCAGCTCAACATAAACAGTCACATGTGTTATATTTAACAGATGCTGGTGAATATACTGGTAACTTTGTAGCCTTACCCAACAATAGGGTTCGAGCAACAAACCCAGCATTATGGAGAGTAGGTGAAGGTGCTCCAGACTTTATGCCTTCACAGTGGACACACTCAGCAGAACAACATGAGAGTTATATGGACCCAAACATTACATTTAATAATCTGTATAATGAAGAGGAGTAAAGATGGCTGAATTAACTATTGCACAGAAAAGAAAAATGGTACAACAGCTTAAAAAAGCAGCAAAAATGCACGCAGCACAAGCTAAGACTATTGAGAAAAGCATCATGGCTAAGAAGAGAAAGTAATGGCGACAAGTAGTAGCAAAAATTTTGAGCCTGATGTTGCAGAATATATAGAAGAAGCTTTTGAGAGGTGTGGTATAGAGTTAAGAACTGGTTATGACCTGAAAAGTGCCACTAGAAGCTTAAATATCATGTTAGCTGAGTGGGCAAATAGGGGTCTAAATCAATGGACTGTGACAGAAAAAACAGTTGCTATGGTTAAATCCTCTGCTACCTACAATATAGACAGCACTAATTCTACAGCTCCTATTGATGTCTTAGATGTATTTATAAGAGAAACAACTGGTTCAGAAACCACTGACATACCACTAAGCAGATTAAGTAGAGCTCAGTATTCACATGTCACCAACAAAACCAGTGAAGGCAAGCCAAACCAATTTTTTATCAATAAACAGCTTTCTCCAACAATAACTGTTTATCCAGTGCCTGATAAATCTAGCACATACACTTTATACTTAAATGTGCTTACCAGAATGGATGACGCTGATTCAGCTACAAACACTATGGACATGCCTTTTAGATTTTTTCCTTGTCTCACAGCTGGGCTTGCATATTACATTTCTATGAAAAGAGCACCTCAACTTACAGGACAGCTCAAAGCAATATATGACGAAGAATTTGACAGAGCACTGTCTCAAGATGAAGAAAGAAGTTCTTTTCACATATCACCTAATCTTAGAAATTATAACAACGCATAATGGCTTTTGCTTCTAACAAAAATGCTTATGGAATCTGTGATTTAACTGGTTTCAGGTACAAACATAAAGACCTTAGAAGAACTTGGGATGGTTTATTGGTAGGCAAAGACCAATGGGATGCAAAACATCCACAACTTATGCCTAAACCATCACCAGTAGACCCTGAAGCCATAAGAGATGCAAGAATAGAAAGCAAAGAAACAAACAATTTTTTTACTGTATATACCAATGTTGGTGATGGTAAATTGGGCACACAGCTCACTTCATTTGGATTGACAGCAAGCATAGGAACAGTCACAGTAACAACATGAGTTTTACACTATCTACACTAAAAACAGCTGTACAAGACTACTTACAAGTTTCTGAAACAGCATTTACAAATCAACTGCCAAGATTTATACAAGAGTCAGAAGATAGAATATTTAGCTTAGTGCAACTGCCTTTTCAAAGAAAAAACGTACAGGCATCACTTACTGTCGATAATAGATTTTTAGCAACACCTACAGATTTTTACGCACCCTTTAGTTTGGCTGTAATAAACAGCAACACATACGACTATTTAGACTTTAAACACCCATCTTTTATTAAAGAATATGCACCATCATCTGCTGCAACTGGACAACCAAAATATTATTCTCAGTTTGATGATACTTCTTTTGAGCTTGCTCCAGTTCCAGACTCAGCATATACTATTGAATTACATTATTTGTATAAACCAGCCTCTTTAACGAGTGGTAGTGACAGTGGTACAACAATACTTAGCAGCGATTATCCTGATGCTTTATTGTATGGTACTTTAGTAGAAGGAGCTGTCTTTCTGAAAGAACCCCCTGATGTCATTGGTCAATTTGAGGCTAGATTTAAGGAGGCAGTAGGCAGAATGAAAAACTTATCTGAAGGTCGTGGCACACGAGATGAATACAGATACGATCAGTTGCGAACTGGTGTATCTTAATGCAACCCATTGAATCATTAGAAGGCAAGAGAGTTGCCTTAGTTGGACTTGGCATATCACAAGTTGATTTTGCTGTTGGTTTACAGAATGGCAAGACATGGGATGAAGTCTGGACAATAAATTCAGCAGCAGCTGTATATGGAACAGACAGAATGTTTATGTTAGACCCAGCAAGCAGATTTTTTGACAGCAATGATGCTGGTAAACAAACCAATGCTTTGACAAGAATTTTGCCAACAGCTGACTATCCTATTTACACCTGTGAATTAGATGAGCGAGTGCCTAGTGCTGTGGTATATCCAATACAAGAAGTTTGCAATGCTACTAAGTGTGCCTATCTAAACAACACAGTAGCGTATGCCATAGCTTTTGCTCTTTACAACAAAGTAGGTGCTCTTGATTTGTATGGCATAGATTTTTCTTACAAAGAGAATATGCACTTTGCAGAAGCTGGTAGAGCTTGTGTCGAGTTTTGGATATGCAAGTGTATGGAAGCTGACATAATAGTTGGTGTTAGTGCTAGATCGACAGTGTTAGATTCTAATGTTGTAGCAACTGACAGACTTTATGGTTTTCATAGATTAGACAAACCATTAGTCGCTGTACCACACGAAGGCAAGTGGATAATAGAACCATTTCAAGACATAGATAAGAAGTTAGCAGAACATGGATTAGTATTGCACAAAGAAGAAGAACCACCTGAACCATACAAAGGATGACAGATAGTTTTATAAAATTAGGACAAGTAGGTGTGCATACCACACAAAACAAAGGACATGACCCTGAGTTTTGGGCAGAGCAAGCTACTAAGAAAATATGTGAAGTTTCTTTGGATGCACCAGAGCATGTAAAACAACAGGCTTTGGCTTTTCAAAATCAAGTTTATACTGTAATCTTACACTCTATAAATAATGCAATAAATTCTAAAAATGTGACGTATGTGAATTTATTAAGGCAACAAGGTCATGATGACATGGCTAATATAATAAAGGAGCTTTAAAAATGGCGATTACATCAGCAATAACCACGAGTTTTAAACAAGAGATACTTGTAGAAGGACACAACCTTACAAATGGAGCAGACTCCATTAAATTGGCTTTGTACACCTCCTCTGCAACATTAGGAGCTGGAACAACAGTTTATGTAACTACTGGTCAAGTGACTGGTACAAACTATACTGCTGGTGGTAATGCTCTAACTAATGTGACACCTACTACGTCAGGCACTACAGCTATAGTAGATTTTGCAGATTTAACTTTTGGCACAGCTACAGTTACTGCCAGAGGTTGTTTATTATATAACAGCACTAATGGAAACAAAGCGATAGCTGCTATTGATTTCGGAGGAGATAAGACAAGTACAGCTGGTGACTTTACAGTCGTCTTTCCAGCAGCCAGTGCTACAGCTGCCATCATAAGAATAGCTTAAACTTAATTTTGAAATGGTAGAGTTAGAGAATGCCACTGACAAAATTTACATTTAAGCCGGGAATCAACAAAGAGCAAACTGACTATGCTAATGAAAATGGTTGGGTTGATGGAAACCTAGTCAGGTTTAGAAAGGGTGGAGT